TTCTGCTCGCATGGTTTAAGAAACCACGCCATCCGGGCGTTAAACGGTTGTGTTAATTGGTTTGCTTGACAAGCTTTCCTCCCGGAATTTCCGGTCGGCCTACATTCACATAAAACACAGGCTACATCGTTACTACTTTTATATTAGTGGGCTTGGAGTCCCCACGCAGTCAATGCAACACTCTATGCTTTGGGCAAGATCCCATTACCTTTGAGAGAGGTATTTCTCATATCCCCGTGGACGCGGTTAAACGCGGGGGTATTAACACGATAATCCACAACGAGGTTCTAACTATAGAACCTCAGTCTGCTGAGACATTTCAAGTCACAACAGGCACCCCAACAACTACTAGTGAGAATGTTGAGTTCATGGATAGTAATCCAGCTTTCAACGTTCTCGTTTCTAGTTCCGATGACCCAACTAGGGGCATCGCAGACATGGGTGACACAGACCTTGGACATTTCTTGTCCAGGCCTATTCTCATTAAAGAGTATACCTGGGAACCCAGTATTACGTTTTACAAGAAGTTTAACCCGTGGATGCTGTTTTTAAACCAAGCTAGGAACATAAACAGGGTAGCTAACTTCAATTTATTTAGAAGTAGGCTATGTGTTAGGTTCCTGATTAATGGTAACGCATTTTACTATGGTAGGCTTTTAGCTAGTTACAACCCATTACCTGACGTTGACCAAGTTACTCTTGATCGCTCATTACCATATGATGCTGATAACATTGCTGCTACCCAGCGGCCACATTTGTATATTAATCCCACCGAATCCCAGGGTGGTGATATGTGTTTACCTTTTGTACATTGGAATAACACGGTTCGAGTTCCTGATGCTGAGTGGAGCGATCTTGGAGAGATCACTGTCAGGACACTTTCAGCGCTTAAGAATGCCAATGGTGCCGAAGACGGCATTACGTTGAGTGTCTTCGCTTATTTAGAAGATCCCAACATGTCTATTCCTACTAGCATGAACCCCACTACCATTGTTCCTCAGTCAGATGAGTATGGGCTCAATCCCATCTCTGGGCCTGCTTCCACAGTAGCCCGCATTAGCGGTATGCTTACTAGTATACCTATTATATCACCATTTGCTAAAGCCACACAACTGGCTGCGGGTGCTGTTGGTAGCATCGCTAGACTCTTTGGTATGTCCAGACCAGCCGTCATTGATCCCATTCAAGTGTACAAACCCGAGTTCATTGGTGGGCTGGCCAATACCAATACACCCGATGGAACGAACAAACTTTCCATGGATGTTAAACAGGAACTAACCATAGATCCTGCCGTCGTAGGAGTGGACTCCACCGATGAGATGGGTCTCGTATCCATTGCGAAGCGTGAGTCATATTACACTTCGTTTACATGGGACCCAGTTGGTGGTGTTAGGACTGGCCCGGGTTACAGACTATTTACCACCCAGGTCATGCCTACCATTTTCCAATCCTTAAAGTTGGGCGCTACTGCACCCACTGAGTTTCACATGACTCCAGCGGGCTTTGTGGCTCTACCCTTTGACTACTGGGGAGGTTCGATGGAGTTTAGGTTCCAAGTTGTCGCTTCCAACTTTCATAGGGGAAGGATTAGGGTAGTGTGGGACCCTGCCAAGGTCGACGCAGCTGGCAACGGTGATTACAACACTTCTTACAATAGAGTAATTGACATCGCTGACATGAAGGACTTCACCATCAAGGTTGGTTGGGGTCGAGAAGTTTCTTTCTTACCAGTTCAGCCACCAAACGCGCTTTTCGACTTTTCTGGACAAGGATCACCAATACCAATTCCTTCTTACGATCCTAATCCATCTGGTGTGAGTATGGTGGATGATGTTAATGCTATCATAGGCAATGGCATCTTGAGCGTTTATGTTGTAAACGATTTAACGGTACCCAACACTGACCCTGGTATCGATAACTCTGTTGAGATTAACGTCTTTTCACGCATGTGTGACGACGCTCGGTTCGCCCAACCTGCTGAGATGCGGAAACGTAGTATTAGTTGGTTTAGGCCACCTAACATGGTTCAGG